GTGGTACTTGGTACCGCACTATTACCGAGTGCTGTAACGCTTTAGGAGTCAGAATAAATACTGTTTATAAGAAACTCCAAAGTGATAAAAGTATAACACTAGAACAAGCCATATTACAGAGTATTCCCGACATCTACGAGATAGATGGAAAAATCTATAAAACGCTGAAAGCCATAGCTGAAGATTATAATCTATCTTATGAAACATTACGGAGTCGCATTGAGTTAGGATGGACCGTTCACGATGCTGTATATGTGCCTATAGGTACATCACGTTTTAATCTGAAAAAATTCAAATTAGGTGATAAATTATATACTGCTAAAGAATTGCAGCAAATCACTAAACTGAATATATCGAGTGTATATCATAAGTTTGGTGAGTATAGTACCACACCATCAAATAAGCATCGTATGCCAAAATGTATGAGAACAAGAGGAAAACTGTAAATGAAGAAATGCAAAGATCATAAAGGGCAAGAGTTTAACAGCATAGTAGAGATGTGCGACTATTGGCACATATCACCGTACTGTTTTTATCTGCGAACTAAAAAATTAAATTGGGATGTTAAAAAAGCATTGACCACACCTAGCAGAGAGAAAAAAACAAAAAGGGATAATGTTTGTGAACTGTTACAACGTCATGGAATAATCAGAAAAATTAAAACATTCAATAAACTGCTGAAAGATGGTTACACCATCGAGCAAGCAATAGCTGAAATAAAACAGCAGATAGCAGAAGAAATAAAAGAAAGAGCAAAGATGCTCTAATTTGTTATAGAGGTCACAATAATGGAAAAAATTAAACTGTTACCACACCAGGAACGAGCAATACAGCACACTTCAAATATGAAACGTGTTGCATATTACCATGATATGGGACTTGGAAAAACTTTTACCGGGTCTGAAAAATTAATCAGTCTTGGCTACAATAAAAATCTTATTATCTGCCAAAAGTCTAAAATCATAGATTGGAAAAATCACATCAAAAAATATTATGATGTTTCTGTTTTCGATTTAACAGAAAATAAAAAATTAGTATCTGAATTTCTGAATTGCAACACTAGAGCAATAGCCATAATAAATTACGATTTAGTTTTCCGTAGGGAACAATTACTAAATATTGAAAATTTAGCCTTATTACTCGATGAATCTAGCTTGATACAAAATGAAAAAGCCAAAAGAACAAAATTTATTTTAGCGTTAAAATCTGTTGCTGTTGTCCTGTTGTCGGGAACTCCGGTCGGGGGAAAATATGAAAATTTGTACTCACAGTTAAAATTATTAAATGTCAAAATGACAAAATCAGCGTATTGGAACAAGTTTATCCGCTGGCATCTTGAATCATACGGAACCGGAATACCATTTAGACGTGTTGACGGCTACAAAAATGTTGATGAACTTGTTGAACTGTTGCAGAGTCACGGAGCCGATTTTCTGAAAACTTCTGATGTTCTGGAACTACCGGAACAAAATTTTATCACCGTTGAACATTCCACATCTAAAGACTATCGGCAGTTTATGAAAACCGGAATTTATACCGGAAAACTAGCAGATAGTGAAGTTGAATTTATCGGTGATAACCCATTAAAAAAATTACTGTATGCTAGACAGTTATGCAGTTATGGAAACAGTGAACGCTTGGAACGATTAAAAGATTTGATTGAATCGTGCGATAAACGGCTTGTTATTTTCTATAATTTCACCGCTGAATTAACTGCCATGAAAAAAGCTATCGGTAATATCCGGCCATTTTCAGAAGTTAATGGAACTGTTAAAAATTTATCGCACTATGATAAATGGGATAACTCTATAACTTTTGTGCAGTATCAATCTGGAGCGATGGGCCTTAATCTGCAAAAAGCCGATACAATAATTTATTTCAGTCTGCCATTATCGAGTGAATTATTTGAGCAGTCAAAAAAGCGTATTCACAGAATCGGGCAACAGAATAAATGCACATACTACATTTTTATGTGTGAAAATTCTGTGGAGCAGAAAATATATGATACGCTCCAGGAACGAAAAGATTATACTGACAAACTTTTTGAAAAGGATTTTTTATGTTAGAAAAAGTTTTTGAAAATAAAATAAAAAAATTATTGAAAGAAAAACAAGCGTATTATGTGAAGTTCTTTGGCTGCGGAATTACCACCGCTGGCACACCGGATATTTTAGCGTGTGTAAATGGCCATTTTCTTGGTATTGAGTGCAAAACCGACAACGGCAGACTGTCGGAAATGCAACGGCTGAAATTAAAGACAATTCAGAATAGTGGCGGTATTGGTATTGTGGCGGCTCCATGTGCATGGTACGACATTGTTAAACTCATAAATTGTGTGAGTTATGGAGAATTAGACAACGCTAGAATAATAGCAGATACAATAAATAGTAAATGGAAATTATAGAGGTCAATCATGGAAAAAAAGAAAATAGATAAAATGAAAGTGGCGATATATTCAATACATTCTGATTATAAGAAACTTTCTACAGATTTTGAAAAATTAAAAAATATTGTTACAGAGTGTTTACAGAATGACAGTTTTGACAGACACGGACTAGAGATTTTTGATTTGATTATGGATATAGATTACCATTTAGACCGTATCTATGTGCCACTGAATGACACTTATAATGATATTTTCATACGGAGTAAAAAATAATGAAAAAATTATATGACAGTTTTCTATTTATCTGTGCTGTAGTTATATGTGTATCTGCCTTATGGCTGATTGCAATTGAAATTACTGATACACCAGATGTCTATATGAGTTATGAAACTAAAGTTTGCAGAAAAGTGATTATATATGACGGACCAAATGAAATTAGAGGTTCATGCAAAAAACTGCCAAAAAAATATAATATTGTGTGGGTAAAATAATTTTTTTGTAGAACTGAAAATAAAAAAAATCTCTCCGAGGTCACAGAGAGATTTTTATTTTTTTACCAACCAATTCAAGGAAATTTTAAAACATGACAAAAATTAAGTAGACTATCTACATATAATAAATCTAAATATACATAAGTTCAATATTATTATTCAAATTTTGTGACACGGTTAAAAAAGACACCATCTGTTAATAGTGTCTTTAGTTGCTGTATGTATGCTGAAACTGTTTTATTTTTCCACATCGGATAAATTATTTTTTTGATTTATAGCTTTTAAACCTTTTCTTAATACGGATGGAATAATAGAACCATATCCCAAGTTTTCAATATTTTCCAAGATACTACCGCTTTCATTTATGAGATATGCAATAATTACCGCCTGGCGGATATAATTTATACCTGTACTCTGGTCAATGCCGTTAGCGATAACAACCATTAGAAAAATAATAATTTTTTTGATTATCCCTTTACCGCCTACGGAACTCGACCAATTACCTGATTTTATTGCATACCATGAACCGGATAAATAATCTATAACTACAAAGATAAAAAGCCATATCAATGGAATATCTACACCACCAAGCAGAAAAAGAACTGTACTGATAACAGATGCACAGCAGACAGAAAACCAAGAAGGGAAAAAATCACAAATTAGCGTCATTTATAATCTCCAACAATTCAGTAATTCGGGATTTTAGGATTTTATTTTCGATTAGATATGCAATATTTTTTTGATATTCAGCTTTTTTTATTTCACTGTTGGAGTGTTTTAAATCATCGTTTAAATTTTCAATTAATGAATTTAGTTCGTTATCTTGATAATCTTCCACCTTTCGCCCTTCAAAAATTTTTCTTTCGGTACTTCTTCTGCTTTGAAGTCCTGGCAATTTTTTACCATTGGCAAATACCCATTTATCAAATTCTTTTGCAGCATAAAAAAATTTTTTCTGTAACAATAATTTTTTTAATGTGGATTTATTAAAGTTACCAATTCCAACATTAAATACAAAACTAACTAGAGCATCAAATTCGCATTGTAACAGTGGTACATCTAAATTATTTATGGCTTGCTCAAAATTTTTTAAATCTTTTCTTAAAATTTGATCTGCCATGAGTTCAGATATTTCAGAATCAGCACAAACATTTTCAGTGTGACCGTATCCGATGGTATAAACTCCGGCCGGACATTTATACGCTTTTAACCGTAGACCTTCAAATTTTTTTATCACGGCAATCATACTTTCGGATGTTTCTAAATTATCACACATTTTAAAGTACCACTAGCAAAATAAAAAATAATATGATTATTAACGATTCTCTCATAACTTGCACCATTCCAACAACGCATTATATTTAAGACTTAATTTGTCGCATTCTTTTGTAATATCCAAACTTTCTTTAATCTTTCGCTGTAGTTCGCTTTCTGAATAACATTTAAGTTTGGATTGATTTGTGGTTTTTGGGGGCATGGCTGTACTGTGGGAATTGGAGTTGTTGTGGCACAGCTTGTCAGTGTCAATACTGATAACATCACGCAGATTTTCAATATTAATAACATCTTCATTGTGCTGTTTCTCCAAGTCGTCAATATATTTCAAATATTCTGAAACAATTTTATTTTGTTTATCAGTCAAATTTCTTTCTGTTTCAATAATTTTCTGATAGTTTTTTTCGCTCTCCAAGCGCAGAACTTCATCATATTTTTTTGTGGCAGTTTCATATCCCGAACGGTAATAGTGAACTCCGACAAAAAAATATGATGCAATAAAAATTATTCCTGTTGCACCGATACACGCAAATTTGAATTTGTCGAACATTTTTATTTTTCAGCTGTTTCAGATTTTTCATTTTTACTTTGGAGCATTTCCCAATCATCAGATTGCATCATGGCACAAAAGAACCTATATTTTTCGGAAGTTTCTTCAAAGTCTAGTTCTTCATTCCCCTGGTAAAAATATTTTTTTGTAAGTTCAAAATCTTTTTTTATTACGCAGATTTTCCATGAAAAAAAATTTTTATTTATAAAAAAATATTCTCCATCCGGTAATGATGCCACTTTTGAATATAAATCAAAAATTCTCATAAATTATTTTCTCCATATCGAAAATAATACATACAGTTCTATGGCAATTATAGCACTGCCAATAATGTCAATATATGTATTAATGTCACAAATATTTATCATTTGCCTTTGTTTCGACAGTAATTACAAGTTGCCAAATATCGCTTATATGCTGACTGCTCGCCTTGCATACAACCGATTTTATATATCAGAATTTGGAAAAATAGCACAATGCAAGTTAGAGCAATAACATCACACACTTATTCCCCTTCCTTGAAATACACCCAACTGTGCAATTTACCGCCTATGTTTTCCATTATGACTTTGTAGATTTCACAGTCTGAATATCTGTCAACGGTTTTATCCCAAGCCTCTTTGCTCATTTCACTTCTAACAAATTTCTTCATAAACTCGTCGCCTTGAAAATCTGTCTGAACGAAATAAACAACTTCGGGTTGTTGCTGATACCAATTTTTCAGAGTTATCATTTACTGTTATTTACTTTTTCTAATTCCTCAATCAAACTTTCTAATTCGTTAATTCTCACTCTAGCATCATGCCGTTGTGATTTAACTTCTAGGTAGTCACTTTCTGACAATTCACCCTCGGCAAACTTAATAGCTTTGTAATCGGTATCAAATAGATATTTTTTCAGTTCTACGATTTCAGATTGATACTTCTCGATTAAAATCATACTCTCGGTTTTCTTAGGTGCAAAACCTTTCAGATAAGTCCAACCATTAACTTCGCTCACTTCCGTATCTGTAATAGCTACCGTATTATCTTGCCAACCTAATTGATAAGCCACTGCGGTATTTTCGGTAAATAAACCCAAATGCTTATCATCATACAGTTTGTCGTAATAGTAAGTATTAGGTACTTGCTCTATTTCTTCCATTTTATTTTCTCCTAAATACAGTTAGATATAAGATAAGGTGACAGAGGGACGAACACCAACAGAATCAGAAGCAACGCTGGCGTCAGCACCCCCAGCGTAGTAAACACGAGCAAAATAGCTAGAAACAGAACGGGAAGAAACATCTTGCAACCAATAAGTCTGTCTTGCGTTCATAAATTGAGGTGCGAGCGCAAGCAGTGGAAATTGCTGTTTTTGCGTCGCAACGTCAAAACCTTTTAATGCTGAACCCCAAATACGTGTCCCATAAATCTGCACCTCATTAGGTAACTCAACTCCGTCACTGTCATACCAGGACCAATTGTTAGGGCCTGAAGCATCAACACTATTTGCTATAACAATTCTGTGATTTGCCAGATGCGAACCAAAAGCGTTTTGAGCAATCGTTCGAGCATTATTAAGGTTTTGCGTCCTCATCAAAGAACCATAATAAGCACCTGCTGTGGTATTCGTTTCATTCATCTGAGCATTATATAAAACCGTATCAGGCATTACGATTATATTACCTTTGTCAAAATTAGTATCACCAATATTGTAATAATAATCAATCGCAACTATTCGCCAGTTAACGCCGTTAATAGTCCAATAATCACCAATAAACAAATCATCATAAGTACGATTTTTGATTGCAGTATTTTGAGCATCGGTAATTGACGTTCCAAGATATTTGCATCTCGGATATGAGTTGTGGAAAGGAATCGAGTTAGTTGATAAACTTTCCAATGTTGGTTTATTACTCAAATCATTATAACTTCCGCTTGTAGCGACTGTTGCGAATGATGGTTTATTGCTTATATCATTCCAAGTAACACCCGTTATAAATCCTGAATCATTATTCAAATCAGACGTCTTTGTCGGAACTTCAATATTAACTGTTTCATCAGTAGCTTGATTTGCGCTGAATGTGCCAACAGTATCACCGTTCTTCTGAATTGTTAATGTACCGTTATTTACATCTGGAACTTCAATATCTATTGTTTCATCAGTGGCTTGATTTGCGCTGAACGTGCCAACAGTATCACCGTTCTTCTGAATTGTTAATGTACCGTCTTTTGGAGTTCCACCGCCAAGCAGATTATCTAATTCTTGCCAATTATGATATAAATCGGCGTACCAATCTCGGCTAAACTTTTCAGGAACTATAATTCCATTCGGTAAAGTTGTACTCGCCATTTTTCTAATCTCCTATAAATTATTAATAACTCTTTCCGTATGGTGAAGTTCCATACGCTGAAACTCCATAGCCTTCACGCATTGGTAAATCATCCGTAAATATACTGCTGTCATACATTGTCAATTCAACTGTGCAGTTCTTTTCAGTAGGTTTGATTTTCTCTACCCAACACGGAATAATGACCGCTGATACAATTCGTGGCAGTTCAATTTCAGTGCCGTACCACGTTACAGGTAAAGTGCCTCTGAATGATTTTGCGTTTATCCAATCATTGTAATTGATTGACAGTAGATGTGGTTGCCCCTCTTCATCTGTTATGAAGAATGCTGTCGGTCTATGGTCAACGTCACCGTATTGTTCTGCGGTCAGCGGTGGATTAATTTCAATTATACCGTTGTCGTAATTTGTGACTCTGCCGGAATAGCCATCGCCCGCCCAATTTGAACTTGTTACTATGTACTCGTTGTCATAATTTGGCTTATGACGCATTTCTGCTGTCAGCATACCGCAAGTAGGTTCATCCACAACCAAGCCGACAAAATCCTTATAATTACAGTTTAAACTGTCAAATTCAGTCGTTAAAGTGAATTTAATTCTATTTCTCAATATGGAGCGTAATCTTCTAGCACCCATAGCAACAGCTTGTGCTTTTTCTGTCACTCCAAATAATTGTAATTTTTCTTGATAAATTGAAGTAGGATAATCAGTAACTTCAATGGTGCTGTACTGACTAGCTGACATGTGAATATACACAGTAGCAGTCTTGTAGGTTTCAACGTCTGTATACTGTACTTCAATTTCTTCTGCATCATCACGTCTTGGAAGTGCTACATCAATCTTCAAATTTGAATAATTTTGTGGCGAAAAAATGAAACTATAATCAGTCGGACCGGATAAATGTGCAGCATCCCAACTGCCACCTTGTTCATAGTCAATATTCGGATGCTCTCCAATCTGCACAATTTGCAATCCGTCTGCTCTTGTAGAAAGTTCACTATAGCCAATATGCAGAATGTCAGATAGAACATTCAACAATGTATTATCGCTGTCTAAAGTGCCGTTAAGGTCTAAACCTCGCACGTTCCAGATTGCGTCCATATCAACAATATTATCAATATGCAGCAGACTAGCAAATTTAGAATGGTCACAAATATATTTAACTGCCGGAGCAAGTGCGCTGGTAGGTTCTAATACATTTGTTTCAATGTTTGGTAACATTCTAGTAAATAGCGTAGAAATCTGATTATCAGACATTTCTGAAAGTGTTTCACTACCTTTGAACCGCATCAGTAAAACTGTTATATCATCATAAGACTGTGGATTTGCAATAACTGATTTAAGTCCGGTCCATTTCACCACATCACTATAATGTGTTGTATCATCGCTATGCTCTTCGGTTAATCTATAGCACCGGAAATACCAATCGCCAGGAGTGAGATTAAAGACTTCTGTTACTCCAACAGCGTCAATGCCTGTTTGCTCGTATTTAGGAGGATCATACGATACAATGCGCTTATGGCCATAACTAGACATTGTAA